GAACTAATAACCTACCCAAGTTTGCCATGAATAGGGTGAATAAAACTAGTTGACTTACTAGTAAAAGGTTGCTGATTGTTTCCATGTTTTGTTTTGTTTATTGTTATTAATAGATCCTAAAGATATGTAAACAATTTAAAACAATTGTAAATAAATAAAGTTTATTTGTTAAAACTTTGTTAACGTTTATATTTAATTACTAAAGATATTAGTATCAATTGTTAAATAACTAATTTAATATTCAATTTAATATACTATATTAATATAGTAAGTAATTAACTACTTAAGTACTTTATAATTTAATTAGTGGTTTATATATTAATACAATACAGTCACCTGGTTTTAGCTTTTGCGTTTGAGTGCCTTTCCAATCATTAAATAATTCGTACTAACTTAGCAGCCTAAACAGCCACAAAATGATCCACCAAATAGGAGAGAGCAAACAGCATATAATATATATTATGTTAAATAGGAGGGGACAAAGTACCTATTTCAATGTTCCACCACTGAAGCCCTCCCCCACTCCACCCCCTACCCTATTTTTTAGCGTGAAGGATAGCATACCTGCCTTGTGCCCCCCAAAATTCTGATATAAAACAATGATTTTAACATTTTTAAACATTTGAGATGAAAGATACTTATGGTAAAAAGGATTACACGTGTAAATGCGGTACAGTTACCGAAGGATACGTGTGGTTTAGTCAAGTAAAGGAAACTCAGTTTGAATGTACTAACTGTGGCAAATGGGTTGGTCATGAGAACCTAGAAAAGAAGGTAGCTACTATTATTTCAATACGCACACCAACAAAGAATAGATAATATGAACGCACAATTCAAAGAAATAGCTAAAGAGGCTTTTATCATAGCCTACAAGGAGAACTTTGGCAATATCACCATATCATGTGAGGCTTCTGGAGTCGGTAGAACGCAGTATAAGACTTGGCTGAAGGATGACCCTGAGTTTGCTAAGAGATTAGCTGAAATCGAGCCTGAGGAGATAATGCTTGACTTTGGTGAACAAAAGCTAATGGAGAGGATTGCTAGAGGTGATACGTTAGCGACCATGTTCTTGTTAAAGACTAGAGGCAAGAGAAGAGGGTATATCGAGAAGACTGAGGTTGCTCATGAAGGAGATGTGGTTAAGCAAATTACAGTCAACGTAGTTAAACCGAATCAAATTGGAGATATTATGAAACAAGTAGACGGAGATGAGCACAAAGCGTTACCTCAAGGTGAGATAATCAACTTTGATACGCAGACTGAGCCAGGAATGGTCGTACCTGCTTACAAGGCAGGAGAAAGTGATGAAATCCCACTTTACAACCATGATAAAGGCGAATTATTGGATATTAATGAAGATGGTGAGTATGAGGAGTAGCTACAATGCCTCTATTTCGCATTTTAAGGCGATTCTACGGCTTTTAACCCTATGTGTAGTACTATGTATCCATTTTGGGATTGAAAGGCTTAAATGGGGCTTAAAATAGCAAAGGGGGTCTACCCTTGTATAAAACCAAAAGTTTTCTAATGGAAAACACACAACCAATTTTTTAATTTTTTTTCCTATGTCTTATGAATGTAACCACAAACATCGTCTTCGAAGTACTGCAAAACAGCCAAAAAAAAATATCAGTTATGCAAGGCGGAACAAGGTCTGGCAAAACTTACAATGTATTGACTTGGTTTATCGTGAAATTATTACAAGAGAAGGGGAAAACCCTAACCATTTGCAGATCCTCGTTGCCATCCATAAAAGGCTCAGTGATGAGAGACTTTATCGAAATACTATCGAAATATGGATTATACTCAGAAGAAAAGCACAACAAATCAGAAAATCTTTACTTCTTAGGAGGCAATGTCGTAGAGTTCGTCTCTACCGATCAACCACAAAAAATAAGAGGTCGTAAAAGAAACTACTTGTTTATAAACGAGGCTAACGAGGTAAACTATGAATCTTGGATGCAGTTAGCTTTAAGAACCACAGAAAAGATTGTAATTGACTATAACCCTTCTGATTACTACTCCTGGATTTATGATAAGGTCGTTCCTAGAGAAGATGCTGACTTTACCATCACTACCTACCTAGACAACCCATTTCTTGAAAAATCAATCGTAGATGAGATTGAGAGGCTTAAAACAGCCGACCATGAATATTGGAGAGTTTATGGCTTAGGAGAGAGAGCAATATCCCAAGCGACCATTTATACGCATTGGAAGCGTAGAAGGAACTTCCCTGATGGCGGAGATGTGTTTTACGGACTTGACTTTGGCTTTAACAACCAAACAGCCCTTGTTAGGGTTAAGAATTTTGATGGCGAGTTATTTGTCGACCAATTAATCTACGATACCAAAATGTCAACTGCTTTACTAATCGACAGGATGAGGTCACTAGGCTTAGATAGGAACTCTGAGATATATGCCGACCCTGCTGAACCGAAAACCATCTCGGAGGTGAATAAGGCAGGATTTAACTTGAAGAGTGCTGTTAAAGATGTTTATGCAGGAATCAACAAAGTAAAATCTTTTCCTTTGCATATCAAGTCAGAGTCCTTAGATTTGCTTGATGAGATTAAAAACTACAAGTGGAAGACCGATACAGATGGCAACACACTTGATGAACCTGTGAAGTTTCGAGATCACTTAATGGACTCTATGAGGTATGCCATATACACAAAATATGCGAAACCTAAAAGAGGGTGGGTTGTATAGCATAAAAATTTGTTACTTTTGTAAAAATAATATATAGCGTGAATTTAACGGACATACTAAAGGCAGCTAACCCTTTTCAACAGAAGGCAGCTCCAAAGGTGACTTTTAACAATCCTTTTACTGATTTCGGTGGATTGATTGGCGGAAGAACACTTTATCCAGAATTAGACCAGCAAAAATTTGTACTTGACTATAAAAACAATAGTGAGGTATATGCTATCATCAAACGTATCTCTAAAACTATTTCTACTGTTCCTTTCTATGTTTATCAAGTAAAGAACAAAAAAGAATTAGCAAGATACAAGTCAATGCTAAGTAATGCAACATCTACTACAGATATTGCTAAAGCTGAGTTAGTTCGTGTAAAAGCAGTTGCTGAGATTGCTGATTCACCTTTAAACGATTTGCTAGAAAAACCAAATGAATATCAATCATTCTCTGAATTTATCGAGAGTGCTGTAGGTTATAAACTAATTACTGGTAACACTTATATCTGGGCGAATAGACTAGAGTCTGGTAAGGTTGCTGAACTTGTTACACTCCCATCTCAATACGTTGCCATTATTTCTGATGGTACAATAAATGGGGTTGAAGGTTATTCTTTTACGCTAGTTGGATGGGATCAATTAGATGCGAAAGACGTAATCCATCTAAAATACTTCAACCCTTACTTTGACACTAACGGACAACAGCTTTATGGCTTGAGTCCTTTACAAGCGGCATATAGAACTGTTCAGCGTTCTAACGATGCAAAAGATACATCGGTAGGTATGTTACAGAATCAAGGACCTAAAGGTATCTTGTCTGCTGATGAATCAAATGATTTCGGACCAGAGGCAGCAGGTAAGCTTAAAGAAGATTTCTACAATCAGTACGGAACAAAAACTCAAGCTGGTATTTTAAAGAATGCTGGTAAGATTTTGATTGCAGGTGCAAAGTTGAATTGGATTAACATGGGTTTAAGTCCTATTGACTTGCAGTTGTTAGAATCAGAGAAAGTAACTCTTAGAGAACTTTGTAATGTTTATGGGGTGAACTCTGCGTTGTTTAACGATCCTGATAACAAGACTTATAACAACATGAAGGAAGCTAAGAAGGAAATGTTGACTCAAGTAGTCCTTCCTGAGTTAGTAGCTCTTCGTGATGCGTTCAATAGATTCTTCTCAACCGAGATTGGTCAAGGTTACTATATTGATTTTGATTTGACAGTATTCCCTGAATTACAAGAGGACATGAAAGAGCTTAGTGCTATCCTTTCTCAATCTTGGTGGATTACTCCAAACGAGAAGAGAGCAGCTATGCGTTACGATACTATGGAAGGAACTGAAATGGATGAGATATTTATCCCAGCAGGTTACTTGCCTATAGATGAGTTGACTATGTTACAAGACCCTAGAGATGCACAACAACAAAGCGACTATAATTTGCCACCTGTAAAAAGTGAAGGTTTTTTTTTGAGTAAGAACGAGCAAGTAGACAAAGTATTTACAAAGTACAAGGCTACCGTTAACATGAGCTACTCAGAATTGGAAGCCTGGTCAAATACAGAATGCTCAAAGAAAGCATCACTTGATAGAAGTCCTATCACTAGAAACCTAAGACTATTGTCTAAGAAGAAAGAAGATTGGACTACTAAGGATGCGGAAGATGCAAACAGAACTATAAGCTTTGTGAGCAGAATGAGAGGAGCAGAACAAGGTGAACCAGCATCAGAAGGCTGTCCTTCTAAAAGAGATATATCACTTAAAAATTGGGCTTACGATCCATCAAAATAAATACTATGAAATCATTTGACGTCTTAGAAAAAACAATTAACAACCTTTTAGAATTAAAAAGGTTAACAGAGAAAAATACTAAAGGTATTAATCATGCAAATAAACTTATAGCTGCTGGAGATGTAATTACACCTGATAGTTGGGTAAGACCAACTGCAGAAATGGAGAATGCTTATCTAGAAGAAAATGGATATGACAAATACTGTCTATGGTTTCTTGGAGTAGACCCTGAGCTTAGTGAAGACACTAAAGGTCATTATGGCTATATTTATACTTCTGACTTTAAAACTGTAGACAGAAGAGGATTGGCAGCGATAAGACAATATGCAGCTCAAAACAATATGAACTCAATTTTTGCAGCAGCAGGAAAAATGATTGAAGCTATAGACGCTAAAAAATAGATGCCTAAAATACTTTACCCATCACAGCAGTTTGCTTTGCAACAAAAGATTGCAAGGAAATCAATCAGAGAGTTTCAGCCTAAAATTAAAGAGGCTTTACAAGCTGACTTTGACAAAGCTGCTCAAATGGTTGAGGCGTTAGGGGTAGAACAAGCGGCTAATAATCGTGCAGGATTTTTTACTGGCGATAAGATTAATAATATTTTACGAACTTTGTATGAATCAACTGGCGGTTATACTGCTATGAGATACCAAGAGATGTTTGAAACGAATAAGAAAGCGGAAGAGATTGACCTTGATCCTTTAAACATTTTGGATGAGTGGTTAGTATTTATGTTATCGTATTGGGTTGGCATTAGCGGACTAAAGATGCAAGGCATAGAGAATACTACTGAAAACGAAATAGCTCGTATATTAGCGAATGTTATAAAGTATGGTCGTGAGAATGGATTGTCACAAAATGAAGTTAATTCATTGGCAATACAAACTCTCAGAGAAGGGAAGATAAATAACGCAAGGAGTTTACTTATAGCTAGGACTGAAAGCCATCAGGCATTAAGTACAGGTGCTATAGGTGCGGTTAGGTTAGCAGGTGTTCCAGTATTAAAACAATGGATAGCTGCTGAATATCCAGCTAAGAGTGGTAAGCCAAGATTATGGCACAGGGATTTAGATAGACAAACGAATCCTGACAACAAAGGTGTAAGAATCCCTGTTAATCAACCATTCCTAGTAAACACTCCTGACTATGGACTAATAGAAATGCAATATGCACATGATGCAGCAGGGTTAGCAGTAAATAACTGCAACTGTAGATGCTGCACAGTTTATATAGCTTAAATAAAAAATATGAGTAACTTTTATAACAAGAAAGCGGTAAGTGGTGCTCCAGTAGACATGGAAGATAATGGTAGAATTATCACAGTCTACTATTCTGCGTTTGGTAATGTCGACAGCGATAACGATGTTATTGTACCAGGTGCATTCACTAAAACCCTAAAAGAAAACGGACCTAATGCCAAGAATAGAATCTGGCATTTATTTAACCACTCAACCGAGAAGCCAATCGCTAAGCCATTCGAGATGATGGAAGATGGATTTGGTTTAAAGGCTAGAGTAAAGATGCCTAATACAACATTAGGTAACGATACTTATGAGTTGTATAAAGAAGGTCATATCACAGAACATAGCATCGGCTTTCAGACTATCAAGTCACAAGCAAAGTCAGGCTATAACGAAATCAATGAAATTAAATTGTTTGAGGGTAGTTCAGTATTGTGGGGTGCAAACGCAAATACACCAACAGTAGGGGTGAAGAGTCAAGTAAAGTCTGTTCTTGTAGATGAGATGGGTAAAACTATCAAGTCTTTAAGAAACGGTCACTTTACTGATGAAACATTTGAATTGTTGGAACTTAAACTTAAACAATTACAACAATATCTTGCTGAGATGGAAGATGAAGAGTCAGTCGACCTTGAAGAACAACCGCAAACATCATCTGAAGGCGAAGTCGAAATGCTAGAAGATGAAGCATTGGAGGAAGAGGAAGACCCGATGATTTCCGTTGAAATCGAGATAAACAAATATTTACAATCATTTAAAATTTTCAACTAATGGTAGAAGAAATTAAAAGTGCTTTCGAAGGCGTTAAAACCGAAGTAAACGGTGCTATCGAAACATTAAAAGCTGATAACGCAGTTGCGGTAGACAGCTTAAAATCGGAATTAGAAGAATTAAAATCTCAAGTTGCTGTAGTAAAAGATGCTGCTGACAAATTAGAGGCAAAAAACAATCGTAAGACAATGAGTGAAAATCAAGTAAAAGGGTTCAATGCAACTCTTGCTGAAGCAATCGAAAAGAATGCTGACAGTATCGCAAAATTAGGTCGTGGTGAGCAGAAGCGTTCTGGCTTTATCTTAGACACTAAGGCAGTAGGTAACATGACTGAAGCAGTTAACTTAACTGGTGATATCCCAAGACAATATGCTCCACAAGTATATGCTCTTCCTTCTCGTAAGGTGCATATCAGAAGCTTAGTACCAGTAGGAACTATCTCTACAGGTTTATTCACTTTCCCTAAGGAAACAGGTGGTGAAGGCGAAGCAGGACCACAAACTCAAGGTTCTACTAAACCACAAATCGATTTCGATATCACAATGACTGATGCTCCTGCTCAGTACATCGCTGGTTTCGTAAGAATCTCTCGTCAAATGTTAGATGATGTACCTGCTATGACTTCTTTCTTACAAGCTCGTTTGTTAGAGAAGTATTTATTAGCTGAAGATTCTCAATTATTATTTGGTAATGGTAGTGCTCCAAACTTGACTGGTTTGACTGTAAATGCTTCTGCTCCAACTGGTGCTGCAACTGTAGACGTTGAGCAATTAGTACAAGCTATTGCACAAGTTTCTGCTACTAACTATTCTGCAAATGGTATCTTGATCAACCCAACTGATTGGGCTAATATCATGAACACTAAGAATACTAACGCTGCTTATAGCCTTCCAGGTTCTACAGTTGTTACAACTGACGGTAGTGTTACTATCGCTGGTATTCCTGTGTTCCAATCAACAGCAATCCCTGCTGATAAGTTCTTAGTAGGTGACTGGTCAATGGGTGCTCAAATCATGCAAAATCAAGGTATCTCTGTTCAGTTCTCTGAAATGGATAGCGATAACTTCCAAAAGAACTTGATTACTGTAAGAGTTGAAGCTCGTATTGCATTCCCTATCTATTACAACAATGCGTTTGTATATGGTGATTTCGGTAACGTAGCTTAATCTTAGATTAATCTAAAATACAAGGGGGCAGCCGCAAACTGCCTCCTTTTTTTATGTCCGCTATATTTTAGTTATTTTTGTAAAAACAATGGCATAATGCAAATAGTAAGAGATATTACAACCACAGTAGCACCTTCAGCCACAGTGGTTACTTTAGCGGAAGCTAAGAATTACCTTAGAGTAGATTATAGTGAAGATGATACTTTGATTACATCTTTAATCAATACAGCTCAAACAAGACTTGAGCAATATGCAGGTGTCGCAATGACTCCTAGAACTTTAAGAGTTGTAGCTTATGTAGATGACTTTATAGAATTACCTTATGTTCCTACAAATAATATATCATTAGTAGAATATTGGGATTATACTGCATGGGTTTCAATGGCAGTTGGTGAATATCAAGTTCTTGGCGAAACTACCAAAAAGATATACATGACTAGCATATATAATAACGAGTTTAGGTTTACTTACACTTGTGGTTATGCTACTACTCCTGCAACAATGAAGACTGCCCTTTTAAAGATGGTTTCAGACCTATATGAGTACAGAGAGTCATCAGTTGAGGCAACTAAGCCATCAGCTAATTTGCTGACCGCATACGAGCTAATGAAGCCATTTAAACGCATAAACGTTATTTTATAATGATAGGTAAACTACACAATAGAATTACTTTCCAAAGTCAATCTAATGCTTCTGATGGAGCTGGTGGCGTAGTAACTACTTTGGTAGACTATTACACTTGTTGGGCTCAGATGTCGAGGAATACAAATGACAGGTCAGATATAGCAGGAAAAGATAATATAAGCGATGATATTACTTTTAGAATTAGATATACTACTTCTAAGATATTTACAAATAAACTTGTTATATCCTATCAATCAAACCTTTATAACATTAATTCAGTTATTAATGAAGGTGATAACAATAGTTATTTTTTAATAGGATGTTCAACACTTAAATAATGGCAAAATTTAAAATAGATATTTCAGGGTTTGAATATGTCAAAAAAAAGCTAGATGAAGCTCCTAAAATTTTATTTAAACAGGCTTCTGGCATAATCTATGAAACAGCCGTAGAAATTGAGAATAAAGCAAAAAATAGAGTAGCAGTAGATACAAGTGCATTAAGAAGTTCAATTAGAGCATCAAAGCTATCTAATGGGTCTTCTGTAATTAAAGCTGGTTTATCAAATGTAAGTAACAGTAAAGGTCATTTAATCAATTATGCAGCCTTTGTGGAGTTTGGTACAGGTCAAAAGCCTAATACCGCTTATAAATTCCTAAGTAATACAGGTATAGCTACTTATGCAGAAACATTTATGGGTAGAGGTAAAAGAAAACAAGTTAGAAATCCAGACGCTTATTTGTTTAATTCAACTGATGAGCTTATAGGCAAAATGGTTGAAAGAATAAAGAGCATAAAGATATAAATATATTTCACTAAATTTGTACAAAATCAATACCATGACAATTACACTAAACGAAGAGCAGGTAAAACAATTAGACGCATTCATCCAAGAATTGCCAACTAAGTACGGTTTACCTTTAACCCAGTTCTTATCAAAACTTGCTCAGGAGCAAAATCCTGAAGAAGTAAAAGCTGAAACAGAAGCTTAATGAAAGATTGCGGATTAGCTATAAGAAAGGCTTATGTAGATAAGTTAACCTCAGAGAGTTTTTCTTTGGGCGTTTACGATACTATTGCACCTGATACAGTTAACCCTCCATTCTTAATCATAAGCAGTCAAACATCGGTTGAAAATAGCGACAAGCAGAGTTATAACTTTGATGTCACTATACAGTTTGATATTGTTTATAAAACAAATAAGTCAGGTGAAGTAGGGCAAAAATCGGTAGACCAGTGGGCTAACGAATTGTTAGGGATCATAGGCGTTAATGTACCTGATTACCCAAGTGCTTCTCCTGACTTTAAAATAGTTACTCGTAAGATAGGTACAAACTTTGCTACATTTGATTATATAGACGAAGCTTATATCTTTAGAAGAGTAATTACAATGGAACACTTTGTAACTCAAATATTATAAAAAATTAAAATAAAATAAAATGCCAACAACAGGAATTTTTAATGGTACAAACCTAGTAGTTCTAGTAGGAACTGAAGTTGTAGCTCACTCTACATCTTGTTCTTTATCAGTAAGTGCTGACTTACCAGATGCAACAACTAAATCAAGTGGCGGATGGGCTGATCAAATCGCAGGTTTGCGTTCTTGGTCTTTAACTACAGATGGTCTTACTACAGTTGAGCCAACAGGTACAAACTATGTAGTAGGAGATATTTTCTCTGCTTTAAACGGTAGAGGTGTAGTTACAGTTAAGTTTACTACAGTTAACGGTAGCACTCCAATCGTTGGTGACTTAATTTGGTCTGGTTCTGCATTTGTAGAAAGCTTAGATATTACTGCTGATATGGAATCTCCAGTTACTTACTCTGCTTCTTTCACAGGACAAGGTCAATTAACTCAGGCTACCAACGCATAATAACACCAAAAACACCAAAATATGAGAGGACATTACGAACTATCCCTAACCAATGGGACTAAGATACCTATGAGGTTTTGTACATGGTCTTTAAAAAGATTCTGTCAGCTTCAAGGAATTAGTCCTTCAGAAATAGGAGATGCATTAAGTGGATCAGATTCATTAGATGCTATATGTAACTTATTGAGAGCAGCAGCAGAATACCCTTTATATAAAGAAGGTATTACGCCAAGCTTTACCGATTTAGATACCTGTGATTGGATAGATGACATGGGTGGTATTGGTGGTAAAAAGTTTCAGGAAGTAATGGCTGCTTTAACCGAAAGCTTAAGTAGTGGCTTAGAAGAAACATCTAATAAGAAAGCTACTAAAGGTGCGGTAAAAAAAAATTAGAGTGGATTGATATTGAAAAATATACAATGGGGGAGTGCCAAGTGCTTCCCCATTTGTTTTGGGATATGACGATGGCTGAACTAGATTTTGTTTGGTATGGTTACCGTCATAAAGAAGAACAAGAATGGATAAAAGTTAGATGGCAGACAACTCTTTTGATAAACATACAACTACCAAAGGGTAAGAAAGTAAAGCCACATGAGCTTTTGCCACTTGACTGTGATAATCGTAACTTTGTGAAGCAAAGAGTAATGACCAACGAAGAGTTGAGTGAAGTGCTTAAAAAATACGAAAACGTAAAACCGATAAAGCAAAATGGCTGATCAGAATATAAAAGTCAATATTAACTTAGATTTAACTGAGTTTAATAAGAATGCTAAAGCAATGTCAGATGCTTTAAGCAAAGTTTTAGGTAAAGATATTAAAATGTTTACCGATGAATTAGGCGAAGCTGAAACTGCTTTAAATGGTACTGAAAAAGCAATCAAGGGTGTAGGAGCTGCCGCCACTACGACTGGTGATGGATTAAAGCAATCTAATAAACAATGGACTAATTTATCTTTAGTTATCCAGGATTTGCCATTTGGATTTAGAGGTATTCAAAATAACCTTCCTGCATTAGCTGCAGGATTTGCACAAGTTACAGGTCCAATTTATTTAGCTGTATCAGCTTTAATTGCTATATGGACAGCGTTTGGTGATGAAATTACAAAAGTTATTTTTAAGACTTCTGAAGCAGCTAATCAAAATAAAATGGTTAGTGATAGCTTTAAAAGTGTTGAAAGTTCGGTAGTACAAGCTAGTGTTTCTGTAGATAAGATGAACTTTATGATTGACCAAGCCAAACAAGGTTTTGTCAGTAAAGATAAAGTTGTAAAAACTTATAATGAAACATTAGGTAAAACAATAGGGCAACAATCTTCTTTTAATGGGGTGGTGGATGCAATGACATCGAAAGGTGAAAAATATATTGAGCTTGTTACAATGATGTCTTTTGCAAATGCATTAGCAGCTCAATCAGCTAAAGAAGCTTTTACAGCTTTAATGGCAGAAGCTAAAGCACCAGAAGAAGCATTAGGGTCTATTCAAAAATTTGGTAAAGGAGCTTTATCATCAGTAGAATATTTAATTAATTCTATTAGAGGTAAGACTGGAGAATTAACTCCAATATCAGACGCATTATATGGTGCTGTTGGAACAGTAGAAAAAGGGAAAGAGGTACAAGCTGCAACAAAGAATGTAGATTTCATACAATCATTCTTAAAAAATGTTAAATCAGAAATATCAAAATTTGCTAAAGACAATCAATTTAATATATTTGATTTTGGTGATGAAAAAACAGCAAAAGTTGATACAACAAACTTAGAGTTATTAAAAAAACAACAAAAGTATTACAAAGATGATTTAGACATTTTTTATTATTATGGAGGTCTTATAATAGCGGAAGAGGAAAGATTGGCTATTAAAAAAGCAGAAATTGAAGGCAGGTCTCAAGATGAAATAAAAAGAATTAGAAAGGGTTTTGAAACTGATATGATTATTAATCAGCAAGAGTATGGTAGAGCTATTATGGCTATTGCTGAAAAGAATACAAAAGAATACGAAAAGAACGAAGAAGAAATTGGTAAAATAATTCTTAAAACAAGAGAGGATATCAGAGATGCTTTAAATAAAGTAAATAAAGGGATTACTGATGATGAGATTAAAAAAATAAAAGATGCTTTAGCTGTAAAATTAAGATTAAATAGAAATAATGTTAATCTACAAGTTAAGAGTTATGAAGAAGCGTTAAAAAAATTAGAAGCTGAAAGGCAAAAATTAATAGATTTAGACCTTCCAACTGCACAGATTGATGAAGAAATTAATAGCACAAAAAATAAACTAGAAGCTCTTGGTACAACTTGGGATCAAACAGCACAAGGAATAAGTAATGTAATTTCTGGTGTATTGGCAGATTCATTTACTATGCTTGGAGAGCATATTGGTAATTTAATGACAGGAGATGCCATACAAGGAATAGAGCAATTCCAAAAAATGTTAGCTAACGCATTAATTAATATAGGTAAAATGTTAATTTCTTATGGTACATTATTAACGATAGCATTTGCTTCTCCAGATCCGTTAGTAGCTATAGCTGCTGGTGTTGCTGCCGTTGCTTTAGGAACTGCAATTAAAAATATGGCTAATAAACAAGCAGTAAGTCCTACAGCATTTGCAAATGGTGGTATTGTATCAGGTCCAACTATGGGTCTTATGGGTGAATATCCAGGTGCTCAAAATAACCCTGAGGTTATAGCTCCTTTAGATAAATTAAAAGATTTGATTGGTGGTGGAGGAAATGGTCAGTTTGTCTTAAGAGGTCAAGACTTAGTTTTGGCTATGCAAAGGTCTAATTCATCATTAAATATTAGAAGAGGGTAATGGCATACGCAGTAAAATATATAATAAATACAGCTAGTAAAAGTAATGTTAGTAGTACAGTTTATCTTTACGAAGATGGATATGTTGGCAGCACTATAGAATATCAAGCTACAGGATTACAATTAGAATATATACCTAATAGTGATGATACGTTTGAGCCTATTTATGTAAGTCAATTAAATGTGTCTATTGACGTTACTGATGATATAGAAAATATGCCAAACTTTACAACTCTAAATGACAGAAAGTATTTTGTTAAGGTTGTATCAGGCGGTGTTACAGATTTTCAAGGATGGTCTATAAGTGATGATGTACAATTTTCATTTAATACAGGTAGAAAAGAACTGTCTTTTAGTGCTATAGATGGGTTGGGTATGTTAGAAAGAATTAAATACGACTTACCTAACACTATATACTTGACACAAGTGCAAAAAGCAATGACCTTTATAAAGGATTGTTTATTAGAGTTAGAATACCCATTAGATTATGATATCATAAGTGGTATAAGTTTTTATGCCGAAGGGATGACTAATAGAACAGGCAATTTAAATGCTGATCCATTAGACCAAACATATATAAATTATGCTACAATAGTTAATGACAAACAAGAAACACTAAACTGTTTAGAAATTTTAACAATGATAACTAAAAGCTTTGGGGCAAGATTGTTTCAGGCTAATGGTAATTGGCATATAGTATCTTTAACTCAGTTTGCACAAGAGTCTTATTATGTTACTATCTATAATAGTGATGGGACAGTAAGTGGTAATGACGTATTTGATGTAAAAGGTATAATTGAAGGATATTCAGGAAATGATACTGGATTATACTTTGTAGATAATAGCCAATTTAAATTAATTAGAAAAGGCTATAACAAGATTAGATTTAACAAGACTATTGAAAACCCTACTAACTATGCTACAAACTGGGATTTAAAGATATATGAATATGTTTCACCAACAGTAAGCAATGCTTTTGGATGGACACAAGTAAGAAATGGTGGTACTAATTATGTAAAGCCTTATCCTGAAAGAAAGTATAATTCTTTTATTTTAAGCCATGATTTAACAGTTAACCCTTTTTACGTTTCTGTATCCCCTAATAATTTACCAAATCTTAACTCAAGTGATACTTTTAATATATCATTTGATATTGTAGGATTAGGAACACCTGCTGGTGGTCCAGATGCATTGTTTATATTAAAAGTACAAGTTAACCCTGCAACAGGTCCTTCTTATTTCTTAGATAATAATAAAGCATGGAAAGAAGCAGTTAACACAGGAGATCACTATTATTTTGAGGCATTTAATCCTGCTGATCCAAAAGCTAATGTAAACGTAACAACTCCTGTTTGCCCTGTAACTGGTCAACTTGTAGTAGAGCTTATTTTATGTGACAATTCAGCTCCTTATTGGAAATCTACCATTGCAGGTGCAGATGTAAGTAATTTTAAAATTGATTTACAGTCCACCTTTATCAGCCTAACAACAGAAAGCTATATTACTAACAATAATGAATATGTCCTTGAAATAGACCTACCAATGGGCTTTAATGACATAAATGATGGCAAGTATAGCTACAAGGGATTTTTAAGTGATTCTGCTGGTTTAAACTTAAAGAATTGGTACAGACAGGAATACCCTACAGATATATATAGAAGCTTAAGTGAGTTAGTTGTAAAACAATACTCAAACTGCTTAAACAAGAACATAATAAATCTTGACGCTGCATTTATGGGTATGCAAACAGCAGAAGGTAGATTTAGTGGTGCTATGCCTATTAGGGCTGTAGATACTGACCCTGCACAAATTAGTGTTAACGACAAAAGATATATAATAGGCAATTCTACTATAGACTTACCTAATGATGTTATAGCAGCTACTTTACTAGAGGTGAACCCTAATAATGTATCTACAACAATGACTACGATATATGATAGCAATAAATTATCGTCTGCTGAAACAGGGTTTGGTCACTTTAGGTCAAATGGTTATTTAACTAAGGAATTAGCTTATGCAGCTCCTTTAACCAGCAATTTGATATATCTTGAAGATATAGGAGTGCCAAGTGTTGGTGACTTCTTCTATACAAATGACTTGTTAAATGTAGGATTTAATGGTGCTAATATATGGTGGAAGGTATTGGTAACAGACACTTACTTCCAAGCTTACAGAATTAGTGGAGCAGGAGAGATTTTAGAAACTTATGGATAATATAAAATATAAATAATGGCATCAGTAATTAATGGAACTAACATAGTATTATATAAATACGATACAAATAAGCAATACTATTTTAATGGTTCAATAAATCAAGGAGTAACTGTAAATGGTTTTGCTTGTAAAGAATTAAGCACTACTCAGTTAGTTGATAGTTCTACTAACTTTAACAAAACAGGAGCAGGTGTAATAGCTTCTTTTATAACAGATGCTAGTGACCCAAATATTACTGAAATCACTGCTGGTACATGGACTATAGCGGCTTATTACTCTATAGCCACTGCCTTTGCAGGTGCTAAAGTACAATATAAGCTATACAAATATGCTGGTTCAACGGCTACCTTGTTAGCAACTTCTGCTGAAACAACATTAATATCTCTTAGTAAGACTTTATATAATACTAATATGACTGTTACTGCAACACCTTTATTAAACACAGATAGAATTATTATAGAAGTAAACTACTTAGGTACTACAACTAATGCCATTACTTTATACACACAGTCAACTAATCCTGGCATAACAACAACTAATATCTCAGTAGGCGTTCCATTTGGGGCAGCTACAAACTGCTCTTTTGAGGTTTCAGTAGATCAGAAGGAAGTAACATCTCAAAGTTCTGCATGGTTTAAAGAGTTTAAAAATGACGTAGCATCATGGACTATCAATGCTGATGGTTTTGTTGCTTTAAGCGATTATTCTTACCTATTCTTAGCTAACCTTCAGTTAACTAGAGAACCTATTTTGATTAAGTTCCAAGTAGACAATGATAATGGTGATGGTAGCGGAACTCTAGGATACTCTATATTCACAGGTACAGCCAATTTAAGCTCACTTAGTTTAAGTGCAGGGGTAGAGGCAGCCTCAACATATAGCGTGTCACTACAAGGCTCTGGTGCTTATAATATAACAGGCACTCAAGTTACTCCAGGTGGAGTGGTAATAGAAACATCAAATGTGATTATGTATCAATATACTGCTACTGGTGGCGAAACTACCGTAACATTTGCAGGGGCAATCGGTGGTATATGCTTGTCTGTTACAAGAGGTGGTATGGAAGTTAGAACAATTCAAACATCAGGTGCTCCTACAGGCGATAATGTTACATTTAACGCTTCGACAGGAGTTGTTACCTTTGGCAGAGCTTTAGAAGCAGATGAGTTTGTTAGAATAATTGCAAAATAATAGTTAAAATTTATATATAAATGAGTTCACAATTACAAGTAACAGGCGAAGCTAAGATTAGGGATATACAAGGTCCAGTAGTGGCTAATAGTGGGGTAATAACCGCTTTAGATGGTGCTGCTTCTCAATATGTACGAGGAGATGGTACGTTAGCGGATTTCCCTACATCAAGTGGTGGAGGAAGTTCGGTTAGTTACTATCTTAACTCAAGTGTTTCACAAGGTACAATTGGTGGGGTGGCTTATAGAGAGTTAAGTAAAGACCCTATCATAGGTGCTGGAACTGATATTGCTATTTCGGCTAATGGATATGTAGCAAATTACATTACTGATGCTAATGACCCAGATGTAGTAATAGTGCCTGGCGGTAACTTTAATTGTGAGTTTTATTTTAGTGTAAACAACAATACAGGCAATCCTTTTACTTATGCTGAACTTTATAAGTACGATGGCACTACTTTTACCTTATTAGGTTCAAGCGTTGGAGTTCCAGAGTATATCAATCAAGGAACTGTAATTAACCCTTATTATTTTGCTATTCCTGTGGCTACTGCTACATTAGCTTTAACGGATAGATTAGCAATTAGAATCTATGTAAACGTAGATGGCAGAACAGTTACCTTACATACTGAGAATGGACATTTATGTCAAGTAGTAACTACCTTATCTAAGGGAATGGTTTCTTTAAATAACTTAACAGACCAATCACAATTTTTAGCGGTTGGAACAAGTGGAACAAACTTTGCTATCGTTTCAAGTGGTGATACGCATACTTTCAATTTACCTATTGCTTCGGCTACAAATACAGGTAAGTTGAGTTCAACGGATTGGAGTACGTTTAATAACAAACAAAACGCTTTAACTAATCCAATTACTGGAACAGGTGCAAATGGTCAAGTAACATATTTTAATGGCACTACAAGTGTAACAAGCACAAGTAATTTATTTTGGGATAATGCTAATAATTTTTTAGGTGTAGGAACAAATGCTCCAAACGCTGGTGTAACTTCTTTTTCAACTACTCCTGCATTTCAATTTAAGGCTGCTGGTGTTGCTCCTGCAATTACCTTTAGTGACACTTTAACTTCAGCATCTTTAGCTTGTGTATTTGGTTTAGCTACTTCAAATAATCAATTTGTATTTGGAACTGCTTCTGGTGATATGGCTATTGCGAATCAATCAACAAGTGCAGGTGCAATTGTTTTTGGAACAGGCACAACAGAGAGAATGAGGATGACTTCTGCTGGAACTTTATCAATCGGAAATACTAATTCTACTTATAAATTAGATGTTACAGGTACAGTTAGATTTACAGGTGAATTAACAGGAAGTAGTGCAGTATTTAGTAGCACAGTTAGACCTTCTTCAAGTTTCGGAGCAGATTTAGGAACAAGTAGTTTTAGATGGAATGATATATATGGTTTTTCTTTAACTCTAACAAGTAGTGTTACGGCACTTTCTATAATTAAAAGCGGTGGTACATCAAGTCAATTTTTAAAAGCAGATGGTTCCGTTGATTCAAATACATATTTAACGACAAGCAGCGCATCAAGTACTTACCTACCTTTAACAGGTGGTACGCTTACTGGTGCTTTAAGTGGTACAAGTGCTACGTTTAGTGGTTTATTAACTATCAATGTACCTACTGACAATACAACAGTTGGTATATTTCACGCAGGAGGCGGTACTGCAAATAGAGGATTAAAAATATCAACGTTTGCTGCCACTAATGATAACGCTGGAGTTACTTTAGATGCACAAACATCAACAGGTGTACTTGCATTTGCAACTGCAGGTGCAGAAAAAATGCGTATCACAAGCGCTGGTAACGTTGGAATCGGAACGAGTAGTCCTACTAATTCAGGTGGTTATGCAACTTTAACAATAGGAGGCAATAGTACAACTAAAGGACAATTAACATTTAATAGCAGTACAACTCCAATAGGTTATTTGTATAATGATGCAA